TCTTTTTTTAGATTTTTACTTGTTGTATCCTCTATCCCAGCGTTATAAAAAAGTACAAATGGAGTAGTACAAATTTTATCTTGTTGCCCTAAAGAAAATACAGTTAGTCCAGCAGTTTTTAGAAATTTATATAAATCCTTAAACATTAGATCACCTACTTAATAATACAGTTAATCCAGCCATTATTTGTGGACCTACATGTTCGATAGCTGGCATTATAATTGGATAAGGATTTGTACCTGGATGATTAACTTTTTTAACAGGATGACTAGCGCCTTGCCAATACAACCAAGGGCTTCCTGTTATAGTATGCGGTGATGTTCCTTTTTCTAGATATATCCCATAGTCAACTCCATGTGATAGAGCTATTACTATCTTATTTCCTTTCCATTGCCATGTTGTATTAAGTCTATTTCTAGCATCGTGTGTATGGTCTTTCCATGGTTTATTTTGCCTAGCATAGTTTTGTAGTTTTATTGCACTACTAGAAGCATAAGCACTCATACTAGCTTTAAATCTAGCTGGTTGAGCTGACAAGTTTCCCAAAATTTGACTAGCATCAAAATTAAATCCACTACTCAACGTAACTCACCTCTTGAAGCTTCATATCCATATAAATATCCATTTTATTTATGTTTCCAAGGTCCTTAATTTGATATTTATAGCCTTCTATATAGATGTAATCATCTTTTTGTATGAGCTTAGCAGTCTCATCATAAGCAATTAGAAAATATAAACCTTTATCAGTCTTTACCTCTCCTTTATCTTGCAAGGATATAGAAAGATTACTACCTTCATGATATAAGCCTTCTAGCTCGCATACTAATTCAAGTAAATCTGACTTTTCTCCAAAGTCATTGGTATAAGCTCGCTTAACTACTGCTTGAGAAGGAAGCTTCTTTATTGCTTTTTTAACTTTTGCTTTAATTTTTTCTTTATTTATCATAAAATTTTACTTCCATTCGGTCTGTATTTTTTAGCAAGTCTTACCCAGTAATCTTTATTATTAGGCAATGATAATCCGCCTGGTAAGGCAATACTATCATCTTCTGCTTTAGCTAGAAGGCATTCATAAGCAGTTTTATTTATATCATCATTATTTTGTTCTAAGTAGAATTGGAGTTGTTCATCAGTAAAAAAGGGAGAATCGCTCTCCCTTAGAATTAGTTTTAATTTTTCTATGTCAGACATTTAAATCACGCCCTATTATTTTTTAGATTTAAATTTAGCTAAAACAACTTTAGCTGCATTTGATAAGACTGCAGTATAGTGTTTGTCAGCAGATATATCAGTTTTTCTTGCTAAAGATACTCTATCTGTTTCTACATTTGTATCTCTTTTTAAATATACAGTTAAAGCAGCAGTATCTTCTTCTGTTTCAGCATCATTATTAAGTTTTATAATTGGATTAAAGTATACTGGAGTAGTTGATTTTAATACAAAATCACCTTCTTTTGCATTTGGCAATGTAGCTTGTATTGTTGCCAAGTTCCCAGATGCTACTTGTACTGCACTATTTGTTCCGCTTTCGCAGAAAGAGTACCACTCATCTACTAATTTAGCTTTTTTAGTTGCTACAATTCTACAATTAGCTATTTTACCTATTTCTCCATTCATAACCACTTGACCAGTATATTTGTCTGCAGATATAAAATTAGCATCTTTTCTTAATTGTGTAACCTGTTTAGGATTTACAAACATAACTTTTTCTGTATTTAACTCTTCATCAAATACATCTACTGCATCAACTATTCCGTCATAATTTATAGTTCCGCTTGAACCATCATAAATTAATTGTGCATTAAATAAAGCATCTATTGCATCATTATCTACTTTAGAAGCTATTGATTTTGCTATTTGATTATTTGTTTCTCCTACAGGATTACCATATCCTGATAATACTGCTTCGTCTGTTAGTTCTCAATTTGTTATCCTATAGGCTTTTTATCCTATAGTTCTTATAGTTTCCTATAAGTTCAGCATATATTTTCACCTTCAACTTTACTTGCTAAGGTGTTAACCACTCGTGGGAATATTTTATTCTATACTTTTTTCAATAAAAAAGCATAGGTTCAATTCCTATGCGTTACGGTGACTAAGACTTTTTAACTTCTTAGTTTACCTCGGTATTAGCATAGCAATTTTAATATAAATTGCTTTAGCCTCTCTTTATAATTAATTAAATAAATCTAAAATGTTTATTACCAGTCGACTTTCTTTTACCTTTACAAACAGCACTAATATTTGAAGCATCTAGGTTTAGTTTTTTTGAACATTCGGTTATACTATCAAATATTTCCCCAGTTTCAATGCATTCTACTTTTTTAGTTCCCATTTTACAAAAAGTATTGCCTTTTTTAAAAGAAGTTTCATTTGCACCTAAACCTTTAGTACCTTTTCCATAAGTTATATTTTCACCATTTTCAACTGTGTTATATTTTTTAATATAATATGTTTCTAATTCATTAGCTTTATCTAAATCAGTAGTTTCTTCTAATAAATGTATTGTATAATATTTTCTATTTTCAAATCTTCTTTTATGTTCACTTAATCTAACACTTAATTCTCTGTTTGTTTGACCTACATAAACAATTTCATCTAATTCATTTTTAAGACAGTATATTCTATATATCATAAATATATTTCATTCCTTTCTTAATTTATTAATTATATATCTGTTAAACAGACCGATTTTGGTTAATTTATTACTTCTTTATTTCTAAAGAAGACGGCAGAATTAATTTACCGCTTTCATAGCTTTTTTTACTGTAGCAGTTGTTGAAGTAGTAGTTAGTTTAACTGTTTCTGCTGCAACACCTTCTGCTACATCTACTGCATCTCCTATATCATTTACATTCATACAAGGTCGTTAATCTTGTATCGTTCTCTTATGAACTGCTATATATTACTATATAGATTAGACTATATCATCAACTCCTTGAGTTGCCCTCCATTTCCACCCACTTGGGTGTACGCCTTTCGGCTAGTCGTTGAACGTTATTCATTAAATATATATTTAATGAATCTTCGCTGCTGATTGTCCTAAAGTGAGATGAACTCTTTAGGAGTTTCCAGCAATTAAAAGGGTTTGCAATACATATCACTATGTAAAGGCGCATATTTTTACGCATATTGTGGAACTGTTATAGTATTTCCTGGTTGCCCTACTAATGTAGTATCTATTTTAGCAAATGGTGTAACCACTAACTTTTTCTCTATTTTAGCCGAAATCATATCTGCCATTACTTCTGGATTTATTAAATCTGCAATTTTTGTTGTTGCCATATTATCACCTTCCTATTATTTTAATTGATTATACAGTTCTTTATTAGAGTTGAATAAATCTACTCTTTCTTTATAAGTCATCTTATTAAATTGTTCTTTTGTTATTGCTCCATCGCCAACTCGTGGATGATTACCTATTCCACCAGTATTACCTGGAGCTGGATTTGATGTATCAAATAAATATCCATCGCTTTCCTTCAATGCAGTTAATTGTCCTTCTAAGCCTTCTAATTTACCTTCATTAAATTTTATATTGTCTAAATCAAGTAAAGCTTTTAAAGCCTTAGCATTCTTACATTTATTGTCTTTTAATGCACTGTCTAATGCATAATTAAAATCCTTTTGTGCTGATTCTTTTTTCAGATTTTCTATTGTAGCTTCATGATCTTGTATTGTTTGTTGCAATGCTTCATTGTCTTTATTATTTTTCTTCAACTCTGTTATAGTTGTATTTGCAGCTTTTATTTGTTCATCTAAATCAGCTTTTTGGCCTTTTAACTTTGTATATCTTTCGTCTGCATTTTCTAAAGATGTAGTATATATTTTTTCTTCTTTCATCTTTGCAGTAATGTTATTTATTTGTTCATCTGTTAAGCTTTGTGCTTTTAATATCTCTTTAAATTCCATATTTCCTCCTATATTTACACTTTTTACAAGTCCGTTTCTTGAATATAGTTTTTAGTTTATTCTTTTACGTCTGTAAACTAAAAAAAGACATAAAAATAAGGCTTTACAGCCATTTACATCTTTTCTTATACTTCTTATAGTATTTTTCATAGTAAGTTGATTTCTCACCTAACATTGCTAAGTCAAATAAGATACTTGGACTTGTAACCCAGCCCATTTTTACCCCTATTTTAAACAATAAATCTCTCATATTTTAACCTCCCATGCTTCAAACCATTTATCAAGCTTTTCATTTTTACCACCATTAACCCACTTATTAAGTTCTCTAGCTATATCTTCTAAATTTTCCTCTATGACTGGTAATAAGGTGCATCGTCCTAACGGTCACGGATGGTCGAGTGGAATATCCTCGACCTTAAACCTCTTTCCGTTTCGTTCTTTACATAAATCGCATACATTATCGTCTGTTCCGCTTAGCCATTCAACTTTTTCTACAAATGGATTATGCTTAGCACTTTGCCTTGTTGCTTCTTGGTATGCATGATTTATATATGTATTTGCTAATCTATATGAATTAAATTCAACCTTGTTTTTACTTTTAGGATGAATAGTAAACTTTTCGTATTCCTTTAAATAATCTGGATTACAATAAACCTCTAAGTCTTTAGCTATATCTTTACTGTTTTTACCACTAATAAATCCATCTGTGAGTATATCGTTTATAGTCTTTACAGTCTTGTTGTGATTGCTCCAAAGTCTGTCAGAAAGTTTTATGTTATCTCCATACATTTTGCCTGTAATAACATTGTCTAAAACTTGCTTGTTTACTTTTATAAACATATCTTCAAAGCTACTAGAAAGAGGTTTACATAAATCACTGTAAAACTCTACTTGGCTTTGTGTATAGCCTTCTACGGTGTTTGCTATAGCCTTTTCTATATCTTTATTAAGTCTTTTATTTAGTTTCTTATATTCTTTTTCTAGATACTTAGCAGTTTGTCTTAAATAGTCATATGTCATCGTATCTGGATTAACTAGAGCCAATCTTTTAATTAGATTATTTGCTACTCTCTTATATGCTTTTTTTATTTCTCTAGTCATCTCTTTTTCAGTTTTATTCTTTTGTTTAAAAAAATTATTCAACTGAATCACTCATTCCAGATACATAACTCTCCTCTAGCATTTCTCTTTCTAATGCTATTTGTTTTATTTCAGCATCGGCCACATCATCTGTAACACCTTGCCATTTCTTGATGAATGTTTTTCTAGACATAGCCTGTGCATTTACCTGTTGCAAGTCTAATGTCTTTTCTTCGTCTTCATCTTCCTGTAAAGGATAGTTATTTTCTACTGTAACAGTATAATCAAGTTGTGGTAATTTTTCTATTTGATATACTTCTGTAATTTCAAGTATTGCTCTTATTAACCACTCTAAAGCTGGTCGCCATGCCATCATCTTCTCTTCACATCTAGTAATAAGTTGCCAATACAGTGCTTTCATAGTTTTGCCTGATGTCATCATGCCTTTTAGCTCGTCATTACTTAACATTGGTATATTTAGCATCTCGTACATATCTGACTTAATACGTTTTAATGAGTTTTCTATCTTGTCTCCATAATTAAAATCTGTCGGTATTGTCCCTAGTATAGCTTGTTTATTTTCTGCTGTAGGGTCTGTTGGTACGTCCCAAAATGCTCCAGGCTTTAGTTTAAATTTTTCAGATGCTTCGGGGTCTATGTCAACACCATAAATAATCCTATCCATACCTTTTCTAAGTGTGTCTACATCTTCTGATGATAGTCTGTTGTATTGAATTTGATTGTCTAGAAGCTCTTTTACATCACTCTCTCCAAATGGGTCGCCACTTAGTCCGTCATTGATGATTACATAGCAAGGAATACCGCTTAATTGCAAGTCTACATCTACATTTATAGGCTCTATTAATATCCCATTACCATTGTAGATGCCTTCGTTAAGAATACATCTTCCATCTATCATTTCATACTTTTGCTTCCAAATACGTTGTTTATCTTTTTCAACTTCCTTATTTGTCTGATAGAAGAATATTATCTTTTTAAGTTCGTTAGGATTTTCCTCGTCACTCTCGTAGATAAATTCCAAGCTAGGTAAAAACATTATCCTAATCTCTTTTGTATCTTGGTTAGCATATAATTTAATAGCAGCTCTTTTACCGATAAAGCAATCTCTAGCACCTTTTACAAGTTTTTCTGAGAATAGATTATCTTTTAATATTTTATTTAAATAAAGATTTATTTCTTCAGCTTTATCTTTATCAGCATCTGTATCATTTTTAGGTTGAATGTATAACTCTGGAGTCTTACCGAATAAAAATCTAGATTCTTCTTTTATAAGCTTCTTAATCAGATTTGTTCTTTTTTCTGTCTGTGTATAGTCTTTTTCTTCTGACTTATCTATAAAGTTTTCTCGACCTTCATATATGTCATACAGCCTTAATATATCGTTCATTTCTTGTAATACTGCCGAGCCATACAATCCAGTAAGTTCAGCAGCAACAAACTCTTGATAACTATTAAGCATCTTGTATCCTCCTTTCTATCTACTATTATTTATTCTTACTTTTCTATTTCCAACTACAGTAAAGAAATAATATCTCATTTGGTCCATACTGTGATCATATTCTTTAACTGGTTTATCTTCTCCAGCTTTACTTGAATCACTATCCCATGAATAAGATGCTATCTCTTTTAATGTTTCAACACAATCTTCATCAATTAAAAGTTTATCTTGAACCATAAAGCTAGCAGTAAGTCTTATTCCATCTAATACATCATTTTTAGCTTTTTGAACTCTATATCCCCTTTTTCTTAATTCAGCAATAAAAGAAGCTGCAGAAGGGTCAACAATTATTCTCTTAACCTTATAATCACCAATAAACTTTTCTAAATCATCTGCATATTGTGTATCCGTCTTTTGTATTCCTTTATCTCGACCACTGTAGTAGTATTCCTTAATTAATACATGCTTACCATCTGTAGTTTTACCCCATAAGCCAAATACAGTTGCATTTTGAGTACCATAGTCGCATGATATATAATATTCTTTGTATGAAAATTCAGTAGCATCACAAACATGCTTTTCTTTATCAAACATAGAATATATAATTCCTTCTGCAACTACCCATAAACCTAAAATATAACGTTTAAAGAATACTCCAGAATACATAGATTTATATCTATTTTTTATCTTCTCAGATAATGATAAATTGTCATCCATTGTAAAATGCAAATATAAAATATTCTTTTCTTCTTTTTTATCTATCCAATTAAGTTTAAACCAATGATATGGTCCATCTGGGTTGCAGTTAAACCAAAATTTACTTCCCTCAACTGAACAACGACCAGTAGCTTGATTTACAAAACTCTCAGGCATCAATGCCACTTCATCGAAGAATACTCCAGCTAAAGTTATACCTTGTATAAGGTCTTGGCTTCGTTCATCTTTGCCACCAAAGATATAAAAATAATTTGTTTTATCTCCTTTGGTTACAATTAATAAGTTATCAGCTCTTTTATCCTCTGTTTTATAACCTCTAGATTTAAGCATTAGCTTCAACCAAAATAAAACATTCCTTCTAAATGAGCCTATCGTCTTACCACACATGCCAAAGTTTTGACCATTGAAGTTTTCCATTGCCCATAAAGAAAAGCTTAATGACATTGAAATAGTTTTACCACTTCTTATAGCTCCGTCAGCTATAATTCCATCTTTATCATGTACAGGTGAAGCTGGTAACCACCAAGTCAGCACCTTTTTTTGCTTTTTAGAGAAAGGGCTAAATTTTATAACTGCTTTTTTAATGCCTAAGTTTCTAGATGATTTCATTTTGTTAACTTTACTTCTTAAATCTGAAATATGTCTCTTGATATTAATCATCGTTCCATACCTCGTCAACTTGCGCATTTAAAGCATCTATAAATCCATCATCCTCGACAGGCCCTTCATCTCCACCTTGTTTTAATATAGCAAGTTCAGTTTTCATAACTTCTAAATCTAATTTAGCTTCGTCTACATCAAACTTATGTAATAAATCAATAGCTTTTTGTTTTTTCTCTTGCACTCTAGTTAATGCTTCTTCTATATTTTGGATTTGATTTAAAGCAGTTTCAAATTCTTTAAGATCTGTATCCGCATCTTTTTCAATGCCTGTTTTGTAAGACTTTAATGTAATTTCTTTGTTTTTTAAATCAGCTATCCTTTTAAGCATTCTTCTTTCTCTGACTGTCAGTAGTTGAATTTCATGAATTAGTAAATTTCTTTTTTCTATCTCTATGCTATCAACTAATTTAATTTCGTCATCTTCTAAAGTGTCAAAGAATATACTTTCAAATTCTCCTGTTGTGACCGCGTTTTTATTATTTGGCCTTGCTTGTAAGGGATAAGATTCTTTTTTTAATCTAGAATTAGCTTTTTTACTAGCTTTCCTAGTTTTTTTTGCATCTATTTTATTTGTTGTACAACTTTGTTCTGATTGTTGTACGACTTTGTTCCATTTATCTCGACTTTTCCAAACTGCTATTACTTTTTCATCTTCATTTAGCATACTAGCAATTTCTCTATTAGTTATATTCCCATTATGTTGTTTATATATCTCGAGAGCTTTGTCTCTACTTGGGCTTCTAGCTCTTGCCATGCATCACCACCTCGTTATTTTTCTAATTTATTTATCAATTTATTTCTATATCTATTATCATTTGTTAATCTAATAAGACTTTCTATATCTCTTTTACTTAGCTTATCGTCAATCTCTCTTTTTATAGCCATAATAACCAGTATCTTAGCTTTATAAAAATTATTTACATGTGTATGTCCGTTTTCAAATTTCTTGTTTGTATTATGTACAACAAATCCGTCACTACATCTATAAATTGAATACTCTTTTCTTTGAAATATTTTTCTACTCATTTAGATCAACTCTTTCTTCGCACAACAAAAGGAGCCCATGAAGGGCTCTTTTTCAAATTGAGTATGAGATTAAAATCTGTTTCTGTTGTTGTATGATAGTAATTACAATTAGCAAGCTACAGGATTCGAACCTGTATCACATGGGGGAGTGATTTCCATTACTTGCACGTTGCTGAGGTTTTACCCCCAGCCATTTCCTGTCATAACTAAGTTGTATATATTCTTAATACTTAAGGAGGGCACAAGTCTGTGCCAAGAAAAAACCAATGTTTTAAAAAAACTGTAGCAATTATACTGGTCAAATAGGTTACCAAGCTATCTGACAACTTAATAAGAGTTTGTAAAGAAAACAACCTTTATATTTTCCTATAATACAAATATACTATAGTTTTCTGTCCAAAAAAGGAACTTTTACGGAAATTATGAGGTAACTTTACGGAACTTTTACGGAAATCATATAAGTGATTTTATTTTATTTATTATATCGTTTCTCATAACTCTACATTTTTTATCTGAGTAACCTATTTCTTCTCCTACATCTAACCAGCTTGGTGCTTTTTTTCTATTAGAGAAATATCTAAAGCTAACAAGTCTTTTCTCTTCTTCTTTTAGCAGCTCTAGTGCATTTTCTATTTTTCTAATTTGTCTCTCTTTTTTATGTATCTTATTTTCTATTTCTATTATCTGTCTCTCTTTTGCAAGTACTTCATTTTCAACTGTATTGCTTATGTTATTTGTTTGTCCTGTTCTTTCGTCAGCATAGCTAATAGCTTTGCATCCCTTATAATCTATCTCTAAATATTCTAAATCTATTTTTAGACTGTTTAATTCTATTTTCATAGAATTATAATTGTATAACTTACCTTCTGCATCTGAAAATGTTTTATCTTTTTCTATTGTTTTACTAGCCATGCTCCCACACTCCTGTTATAATATTATTAAGGAATTTGTCGGAATGTGAAAGCATTCCTTTTTTTATGTCAATTATTTGTATCTTACATGCATAATCTACTCACTATCCATGCACCAATAACCACTATGCATTGTCCATCTTCGCATTCATCATATCTACTACATTCTTTTTTTATTGTTAGTAATGCTTTTTTTATCGATTCTTTTCTGTCTTCCATTATTTCCCCTCCAGTAGTTTTTTATTTTCGTATATATTCCCTATAATTTTATTTTCCTCCTATCAAATGAATTGTATTGTTTTGCTTATGATGATCATATATAGTAACATCTTTTCTTTTTATTTCTATAACCATGTTATATGTGTATCTATATTGTATTGAGGATAACTCAAATTTGATTATCTCTAATTTTTTAGCTTCAATTTGTCTTTTCATAAATTCAATATCTATATCTTTTATTTTTACTCCTGGTACATATATTGGTAATATTATTTTTCTATAATTATGATTTTTCATAGCATTAATAATCGGATTTACTACTCTCTCTTTATACATTGTCTTTATAGCTTCTTCTCTATATGTATACTCTTGTATTTCTTCATCTTCATCTAACATAGTCAATATTACATTTCTTACCCTCTCTGGTCTTAAATTGCAGTTCTTGCAATTAAAAACTAATAATGCACTTCCTCTTAAAATTCTTATAAAGTTATCACATCTACAATCACATTCTTTATGCCAGATGCCCTTTTTTATCTTTATTCTTTTATTCATATAGTCCCTCCAATTCCTTTTCAGCTAATTTAATTGCTTCCAATGTGCTATATCCCTTTTCTATGTATTTCTTAGCCAGTTCGACTAATTCTTTGTATCTTGCTAATATCAATTAATCATCCCCTTTTTAGTCTTTGTAATTGTTCCTTTTTCATTATTTAATATTAAACTCCTCTTTCATATCTTTTAGTTCATTTATTGCATCCCTAAATCTCATTTCTAACTCGCTCGGACTTTCTAATAATAATTCTCTTAATCTTTGTTTAAATAATTTTCTTTTTCTTTCATTTTCTGCTATTTTTGCATCAAATTCTTCTGGATTAAGTCCAAAAGCACTAGAGTGATCTGTTTTTTTATTATTCATAACATATTTATCTGCCATATATATCCTTTATTCCTTTACATTTATTTGTTCCATAGATACTCTAGCTGTTCTTCCTCTGCTATCTCCTCTATCAAAGCTTTCTCTTTCTATAAAAACAAATTCTTTTGTCTTTTTATCAACTGCTATGTATAATCCAGTTTCTTCTAATAGTCCTTTTAATACTGTACATATCATTGTAACAGCACTTTCCATTTCTTCTTTGTTCATATTTTTACCTACTTAATCCTAACCCTCAAAGCTCCATCCATTTTCACCTACTATTTCTAATATTTCTTTTAGTGTATAATTTTCAAACGGATGATTCATAAAATAAACTCCATTTGATATATCTTCATTATCAAATGTATAGTTATATACAGACCAATCATAGTTTTTTGCTTCTTCTTTGCTCATATCATCTATATCTTCTATATTTTCAAAACTTATAAAATCCCAACCGCATGGATGTATTAAATCTCTTTTAATCCCTTTTGCATTTTTATAGTTTACATATATTCCATTGTGAAAAAACTTAGATGCTTTATATACTTCTTCTAAATATTCATCGCTTAGAAACTTTAATTCTTTGTTCATATTTCCTCCTAAAAAAATGTCAGTTGTTCATAATCAACTTGTTTTATTTCTTCTTTTTCAAATTCTTCTGCTGGATCCTTCCAATAAATTCGACCGCATGTATAGCAACAATTTTTCGTTCTATCACAATCTTTGCAGCATTGATTTTTACAAATTCTATTTAAATCAAGTTCTTCGTTGCTTTCTATTTGTTCCAGCAGCATTAACTCTTTTACCGAATCCATTCTCTCACATCCAAATGGTGTCATGTTGCCACATTCAAATTCCATTTTACAACTCCGTTATTTCTACTATTATTTCAGACTTCTCAGCAAACTGTTTCTTTGCTATCACTTCATGAATATATCTATCGTCTCTCCATGCTATTCCATTTAATCCGTCTAGTACTGCCTTGATACAATTATCAATATCCTTTTTAGTTGGTCCTATTTTGTCATCTAGAGCCTTATTTCGTTGTTTCTTGCTATAACTTTTCGGTACTTTGAAATTGAATAATATTTCAACTCTTAATTTCTCACCTTCTAATCTAGGTCTGTTTCCGTAAGCTAAACTACATGTTGTTTCAAAGTTATGTGTTTTTCTAGGTGTATATACTTTTCCATTCTTTCCAAGTCTAGGTCTTTCTTTTGCTATTGGTTCTCCTGGAATAAGAAATCTAACTTTGTTTTTTTCTGTCATACTTACATTTCTTATAGCTTTATATGCTGTGTTATCTGCATATCCTTCTCCATTTTTATTTAGTGCATATCTCTCTTCCATATTTCCTCCTATTTTGCTGTTCTGTATGGCGCTAACATAAGATATAATTTATGTACTAATATTTCTTTGTCTTTTGTTATTTTCGCCTCACTGTTTATCGCTGGTCCTCTTTTTTCTTCTGCATGATATTCTTCTCTACAAGTATCACTACAAAATCTTTGATTTGCTCTATTGCTTGTATATTCTTCGCCACAATACTCGCATATTTTTTTATTAGCATTTTTAATAAAATTTATTTCCCATTCCTTTTTATACGGAACGCTTTGTCTTATAGCTGATGCTACAGCTCCAGCGTATATTTTCTTGCCATATACACCTGTAAGATACTTCGCTACTGCATTTTGGCCTGTAAATTCTAATACTTCTCCAGTTTTTATATTTTTCACTTCGATTATATTTTTTTCCATTACTATTCACCCCTTTTCTTTACTTCTTTTGTTTCTAGTGATTTCAAATAGACTTGCAACTCCTCAGGGCTTAATTTGTATTCTTTTACTTTGCTGCATTTTTTCTCACTTTCGTAATTGCCTTTTAAAATAATCTCTCCTGGTTGAAAATAGTAAACTCCACCTTGATTATCTCTAGTTTTAACTTGCTTTACATTCAGATTTCTCACTGATGATTTTTCTTTTCTAGTGCATCCACATGATTTTGTGTTTCCAGATTTCAAGTTATATTCTCTGACGGATACTGTATTTCCGCAGCTACACTTACATATCCATTTTCTTCTACCACTTGATTCTTGATCTAATCCTATTACTGTAAGTTTGCCAAATACTTGTTCAGTTAGGTCTGGAATTTCTCTAACAAGTCCCATTTCTTTTACATATTTTTTTATAGTATTTTTATTTCTATTTAACTCATAAGAGATGTTTAGTATGCTTAATCCTTTATTGTATAATCTCTTTATCTTTTTTCGTTCTAAGTCTGATAGTCTTGTTGCCATTTGATTATCCCCTTTCTGGGGGCTTGTTTAAGCCCCTGTAGTTACTTCATAGTTTTTATATGCCCCAATAAACGTCCTTGAACTTCTGCAATGGTTTTTATTTCCTCATAAGTGCTATTTTTCTTGCATTTTTCTAGTTCTAAAACAATTAGTAATTCTATTTCCTTTGGTGTTTTGCCATAAAATCCTAATTCTTTTATAAGTTTTATGGTTTTTTCGTTGTAATTTTTATACAGTTCCATCTCCGCACCCCCTATTTATTTCCTATAGGATAATACATTAATTCCTTTCCGCAGAACAGATAATATCTAGACCCTTTATCTCCATCTCGATTCTTATCCAAAATGACTTCAACTAATGTATAGCCTTTTTCTTTTTTATCTCTCATGCTTTCGATAAATTCTTCTAGTCTAGTACCTTCATTAAAACCTGTTCTTTTCCATGCTTGTTCTAATTCCTTCTCTTCTGTAACTTCATGTATGTAAACCACTTGATTACTATCTTGGTATATTGCCCTTGATTCTCTACAATAAGTTTCTCCATGCGGTCTATAATTTCCAGTACCTTTATCCGCTAACTGTGTTAGTTGTATTACTATCATGTTGAAATCTAATGTTATATTCTTTAATTCCCTCGACAATTCCGCTACCTGTCGTTCTCTAGAGACTTTTGTATCTGTTGGAGTTAATAGTTGTACATAATCTACTATCAGTACGTCTGGCTTATACATTCTTAGTGCCTTTTTAATTTGTGCTATCGTGCTTATACTATCGTCTATTCTCAACTTATCTGTATTCAAACTTTCCATAGTCTCTATTATTTTCTTGGTTTTGCCTGAAGATAACTCTCCGCTGCGATATTCTTGTCTTGTTATCCCTGCATAACTTAGTAAAATTCTCTCAGCTACTTGCTCTTTACTCATTTCTCTACTAACTATTAGGACTTTTTTGCCCTGTTTTAACATATTAATAGCCATTCTTAAGCTCATAGCGCTTTTACCAACTCCACTTTTAGCTCCTATAGTAAGTAATTCTTTTTTAGCTAGGCCACCTTCTGTTAGCTTGTCCACTATTTTTATTCCAGTTAATACACGTTCTATCTTTTCCCCTAACTTGTCAAACATATTTGCTATTATAGAACTCAATGCATTATCTTTATCTACTTCTTTATTTACCTTTGTGCCAGTTTCAAAAGTGTTAATGCAAGTATTTATATTTCTCCCTGTTTGAATCCCTTCTATAAGGCTTTTAGCAAGTTCTATCGTGTCTCTTTTTTGTTTCATTTCTTTTATTTCACCAATATAAAACTCTATATTACTTGCTGTTGTAGCATATTGGTTCAAATTCGTTATATACATCATTTCAACTGTATTATCTATTTGTTCTATCTTATTTACTAAACTTATTAGATCAATCGGTGATTTTTCTTTATCCAGCAGCTTCATTGCTTTATAAATAACTCTGTTATATTCGAAATAAAAAGTTTCTTCCGATAAATCCTGTATTACTTCAAATAAGTTAGGTTCTAACAATACCATCCCGAGAACTATTCTTTCATATTCTAAATTGTATAAATAATTGTTCATAAATCCTCCTATTCCCCAGGTCCATTTATCAAGTCTAGCAAGTCTAATGATGATTCGATTTTTGTAGTTGGTTGAACTGATTCACTTGGTTGGTAGTTTTCATCTAAATAATCTATATAAGCTCCATTAAAAAATGTGCTTCCATGTTTTATATATTGCTTGTCTGTATTTTCTTTTTCTTTAGCATATCTTTTTACCGCTCTTTCTAATTCTTCTGCACTTATCTTTTCTTTTGTAAGTATTCTTTTAATGTACTTATATGCTTTAGCTTTATCTTTCTTATTAGGATATAATTTCCATATATTATCTATAACATCTAAAGAAATAACAGTATCAGTAGTATTTATACTGTTACTATTTATACTGTTACTATTTATACTGTTACTATTAGTGTCTTTGTTTTCGAGGTCTCGAATTTCGGTGTCTCGAGCTTCGGTGTCTCGAAATTGAAGACATCGAAGAATTTCTTGTCTATCTCTTTCATCCATTATGATTTCATATATATTTTTTGATTTTAAATTTCCGTTTTGAGTATTGGTTACCTTGATATATCCTGATTCCTTTAGCAGATCTAGATATTTTGTAAATCTGTTTTTACCTATATTCAGCTCTTTACACATTAAATCCCTACTTGGGTAACAAGTATATTTATTGCCTGCAAATGCAACTAGATAAGCATATATAGCCTTAGCTTCTATAGGCAATTTCTTATCTCTCATAACTAACTTAGGTAATATCCCATAACCTTCACTCAGAAAGTTATTCTTGCGATATCTAATTTCATTTTTACCTTCATCCATTCTGCTCGCCTCCTTTTATAAAATGTCAAATTTCGTATCTTTATAGTTATATTATACTGTTTTTGTCTTACATTGTAAATACTTGTCTTGCAAAATAATATAATGATATTGCTTTATCTTACTTAAATATGTTAAAATGTAAATAAAAAATAAAGGTGGTGTGTTATGACAACTAAACAATTTACATTTAGAATGCCAAATGATTTAAGAGAAAAACTAAAGCAAATAGCAATTAAAGAAGATAGGACTTTATCAAATCTAATAATTAAAATTTTAAAAGATTATGTTAAAGTTAACTCGGAGAAAGGAGAATAAACTCCTTTCTTTTTTTATTGCTCCCCTCCCTAGTTTCTCTATATAGTTTGCTTACTGTCAATCTTAGCTTGTAATTTACTCCAATGAAATCCACCTGCTGTTTTTTGTTTCCCTCTGCAACATGCGGAAATACAACTTCTATTTATTTTGGTCTTATCAGCAGCTTCTTGAATGCAACTATAAGTTATACCTGTTTCTATACATAAAATTTTTTCAGCTTGATAATTATCACCATAAGCGAATTGTCCCTTTCTATGTTCAGATATTCTTCCTTTTACTGTTCCATAATTGAGATTATATTTTTGAGTACACCATTCTAAATTTTCAACACAATTATTAAGTTTATTTTCGTCCTTATGATTAATTATCGGATAATTATTTGGGTTTGGTATAAATGTCTTTGCTACTAATCTATGAACTAAAAAACTTTTTTGAGTTTTGTTTTTATTTAAATTTATCATTTCATATTTACAGTTTTTTCTAAAATAAGGTTTCTTTATTTTTTTAGTTTTTAAAATTTTAACTTCTCCTAAATTACTTATCTGATAAATTCCTTCATAACCTTCTATATCTTTCCAAATTCTTTTAGGTAACATCATATTAATTTTCTCCATTCCCTATAAGATTTTCATATCCTAAACATACTGTATCGTACTGTTGTTTATTTAAATTTTTAGGCTCTACATTAAATTTCTTAAAAATTTGCTCTTTTACTTTATCATTATTAAATCCTGCTTTATATCCTAATGCGAAAAGTCTGGCTAACTGCTTGTCCGATAATTTTTTAGAATTATAATTATTGCTATAACTTCTTTGTGCTTCGGTTGGTGGTTTAGAATCAGCATCATCTTCATCTGTTGGTATTCCTAAGAACTTCAATAGAAAGTATCTTTCGTTGTATGTTAGTGCTGTCCCCATAGCCTTGCTGATATCATCTGTTTGTTGTCCGATACAAACCCAAGGAACTACCAATTTATCTGTTGGTTCTTCGGCATTAATCCATGTGTATGTCATTTTTGCAGTAACTATAAAATCTAATTTCTCTTTTCCTTTTACTGTTACATATTCATGTTTTTCCCAATGAAATGTACTATAATCTATCTCTGGTACTAATAACACTCCTAGCTCGTCCATTTTATCTTTAACAGCTCTTAAAATTTGAGTTCCACTTACAAATATATAGTCATATCCTTTAGTGTCTTTTGAAAAGCCTTTGATATTTTTTCTTATTTCTACTAGCTTTTGATGCAAGTTCATGTTATTCACCTTCCTTATTTAATCATTAAACTTGTACTATTTTTAAGTGCTGCACCTTCTATAACAACACCCTCTTTTAAATCTGCTAGTATTGCTTTTTTATCAACCTTAACCTCAACAACTTCTTTTTTATATTCGATAGGTATTAAGTTTTCATCTAATACATCTACTGATGCCGGATTTTTTCTTACTGTCATATTTCCTAAGCTTGTACTAACTTTCTTTATTTCTGCATCTTCTAGGCATTCTTTTGTATATTTTTTAAGATTTTCTATCTTGTTTTCTTTTGATTTTTTTAATTCTTGTAGTCTTTTTATTTCTACTTTTATAGCATCTATGTCGCTTTCTTCATTTCTGATAACAGCTATAATTCCAGCTGATTTGCTTTCTATTTGAGTTTTTATTATCCCTTTTACTTCTTCTATTTGTTCTTCCTCAGCTTGAGTGAAGTCTATTTCTTGTAATTCTTTTAAATCAGTTGTAAGTTCATATAAATTCATTTAAATTTATCCCCTTTCATGTTATAATTGAATTAACTTTATATTACATATAGTGTTTATTTGTTAGCTCCCTAGACTGGTACTCTAGAGAGCTTATTTTGTGTTATGCGAATATTGGATTAGCATCATGCATATAATCCATGTAAGCATGTGCAAGGATGTCGTAAAGTTCATTCTCTTTTCGTTGATATTCTTCATATGCTTTTTTTCTTATGTCATCTTTTTCTTCTTGAGTTATGTTTGAATTGAATGCTTGTCTGTATGTTTTTAGATATTCCATATAATTGTCAGTGTTTTGTTTTAGGACCATATCCTGAGTTTCTTCATAGATTTGTTTTTTACTCTTCATTTGTTATCCCCCCTTATCTCCAGTTACATTTTGAGTTCATTAACTCTATAAGTTGCTTTACAGTCATGTTTGGATATTTACTTGCTAAGTAGTTTAGGACCTCTGGTGTACATTTCATCTAACCACCTCCTTTACACCTTCGATAACTGCATCTAATACTTGATGCATCTTTGAAATTGTGTATTCTGTGTCTCTACTTCCTGTTGATGTGTATAGAAATGTGTCTTTTGTTTTGTATTGGTCTATTCTAAGAGTTAGACTGTAAAATGGTTTGTCTATTCCTTTTAGGTGATGTAATCCTAGAAAAGCACTTATAAAGCCACTGTTTTCGTTGATGTATTCAACTTTGTCAAATAGCTTATTTGCTTCTTCTCTAAACTCTTGATTTGTCATTTATAGTACCTCCTTTAAAGACTTTCCTAGTTTTCTTTTAACATATTTGTCATAACTTATTCTGTCTACTAGATACTTTCTCCCCATATGATTTACTGTGTATTCTCCTGTGCTAAGTCCATATCTTGCTACCTGTAAAGCATAGTTACGGCCACAATGTAGATACTCCTGTAATTGTTCTATTGTTAGATATTCACATGGTGCATAGTCTTCGCTATAACGAAATTTTTCAACGATATCAACTAAGTCAATTCTTTCTGATATTGTTTGAAGTAGTTCGCTTTGGTCCATGTTTCTTACTAACATCTTTTCAAATTCACTTGCCATACTTTCACCCCCTAATTATGTATGCTGTGCCACCAAGCCCCTAAAAAGAAGCCTATGTTAAATATGATTACTGCTGCTATGTATTTTGCTAACATGATGCCTCCTATCTGCTATAATCAACTACTGTGTTATTGCCTTGTTTTCTAAGTAGTGCAAACTTGTTTTGTAACACGTGAAACATCTTTATTTCTGCTTGGTATGGAGTTATGATGCTCCATTCTTCTCTAAAACCTCTAGCTCTTAATATGTCTGATACTGCTTCTACTTCTCTTTTGAAGAAATGTTCTGTTCCTGTGTATATCGCCATATTTAGTTACCCCCTAAATTAATACTTCTTATTTACTTTTTTCGTTTTCTTCTAGTAATTTTTCAAGATCTTTTTCTTTCAGAAGTTTTTCAATGATTTTTATTTCACCTTTACCAGTTACTCTTGTTGTTCTAAATGTGAATGTTCCTCTTGCTGTTTTCTTAGTACCTTCTGATACTTCTAAATAACCTCTTTCAACTGCATATTGAGTAGCTTCTGTTGAGTTTTTACATACCCAGCCCCAACTTCTCAGTCTTTCATATAATCTTCTTTCTCCTATAAGTATCTTGCTATTTGATTTTGAGATTGCTTTAGCAGTTTCTCTAACTAATTTTGTGTTTTGTGATATAGATATTTGAGTTATCACTCTGTCTTTTTCTGCAATTTCTTTTTTAGCATCTTCCAGTAATTTGTTTTTATTGTCTATTGTCTTTTGCGCTACTATTAAAGCTTTAGCCATTATTGTTTCATCATCTTCGTCTTCATCGTGTGGTATGTAGCCACCAGTTTTTCTAATTTGTTTTAATATTTCTTTTACTTTCTTTTTGAATTGTTTTGCTATTGGTTTTCTACTTTGCATTAATACCTCGTAAAGTCCATCTTCTGTTAAAAATAAGGCAGTATAACTATTAGTTAGAGTGCTTAATTGATGTCTTGCGACTTCTGCATCGTCTAAATCAGCATCTTTAACCATTTTGCTAGGATTGCTATGTTCTATCCAATTCGCTACATCTTTAGCTAAAAACAATGGATTTTCTTCTGTTCCATAAATTTTAAAATCTTGTCCCAAAACTTCTTGATTATAAATTACTTGTAATTCTTCCATGTTTAAATCCTCCTTAGTTAAAGTCAAAACATTGTTGTTCTTGTTGATTTTCTAAAATTGTTTTATAGCCATTTTTTCTTAAAATGTCATGAATAAACTTTTTACCAGCTTGAGTCCATCTTGTCTGAGGTTTAGCATTCGGTATATCTGGTTGATATGGTCCTGTATATCCCTTACCTTGATACTTAGCATATAAAAGCCATTGTCCGTTTTGCTTATATTGAACTCCTAGATCATGTAATAATGCATTTAATGCTTTACCAGCCATTCCAAAATCTTTAGCTATTTGAGTTGGAGTTAATAATGTTTTTTTATCTTCTAAAACTCTTTCTGCATATTCTGCATGTGGTTTTAATTCATTTATTGCATCTGATTGTTTTTCTATTGTGTCTATTAGAGGTTTAGTTATAACTCCCTCATATTGTTTTAAAGCTCCTATTCTCTCCATTTCATCACCATTTAGGATTTGCAACTGTAGCATTTGTTTTTCTGTTAACTGTGGTACTTGTTGTTCTTTTATGTACTGTTCCATTTTATTGAACTTATTAACATATCTTGCTGTAAATAATATTCCTTTTTCACCAGTAAGTTTATTAGCTAACATTTCGCAACCCATTTTTGTACATTCATAACACTTATTAGATTTACCGTTACTTGCTTTATATTCACTTTCTATAAAATATTCATTCACCACAAAACTGTGGTCTATTAAAACTGGGATTATACCTACAACATCTTTGTTACCTTCAATCATTCTAAGTACTTCCCAATGTTCTTTTTCCATCATCTTAGCTACTTCTCTTGATGATATAGTTTGTACTAAGTTATTCATTTCGTTTATGTAATCCATGTTATTTAATCCCCCTTAATTACAAATTACTGCATACTTTTCTTGATTGAGTATCCTTTATGTGGACTTCATGACTAAAAAAAAGTTCTTCTATGCTGACGTCAAATAAATCAGCCATCGTCTTAGCTTCGGTTAATGTTATTTTTCTTCTTCCTGTTTCTTTATTTGCGTAACTTGTTTTAGTTACTCCTAATACTTTTGCTAAATCTTCTTGAGTGTAACCATATACATTTCTGTATATTTTTAAATTCGTCAAGTTCATTTTTGCACCTCCTTGATTTAATTTATACTTTTATTATATATACGTTACGTGTACTTGTCAATAGTTTTTCTAAAAAAGTTTTCATGCTGTTATATTTTCTTGAAATAACAATTATTCGTTCGATTAAATATGTTATAATTACTTTATAATTTAGAGGGAATAGTATTCAGAAAGTAGAATATTATATATAGAGGGAAATGAGCGAGAAAGAAGGAAAAACATGATGAAAACACAAGGAGATATACTAAGAGAATTGCGACTGGAAAAAGATATTACGCAAGAAGATTTGGGGAAAGTTTTGAACGTAAGTAAACAAACTGTAAACAACTGGGAGAATAATAGAAGAAAATGTGATTCAGATACTCTGTTTAAGTTAGCAAAATTTTTCGGTGTTACAGTTGATTATTTGCTAGGTATTAATGAAAATAAAAAACCTATCGAAGATCTAACAGAAAAACAAAAGCAAGCGCTTCAGCTAGCAGACCAATTATCTGATGAAGAATTTAACAATATAATAAGGCTTGTAATAAGCATGAAAAGAGGGACTTAATTCTAAGTCCCTCTTTTTTACACAGATTTATTTTTTTCTACTTGTTTTTGCATTTTTTTTATTATATCTTCTAATATTTCATCGTCTACTAATAATATTTCTTCTTTTCTTTCTAATAATACACTCTTTTCTTCCAAATAGATTCCCCCTTAACTCGTTTTTCATAGAACAAATGTTCTATTTTATTCTTTATATATATTATACACCAAGTTATAAGTTATATATATTATTTTTTCGAAATATTTATAACATTATTATACTACTAAACATTAAGTCAAAAGAGGTATTTCGAAATATTTTATATGTATATAGGGGAAAAATTAATTTTTTATCAAATTATGTTGGAAAGTAATGCTATATTGATAGCTTTCTGCTACAATTTAAGAAAAATAAAAAAGAGGGAGTATGGTGAGTTATGAAGAAAATATTAAGTATTATATTATGTGCTATGTTGTGTATTAGTGTTACTGGATGCAGTTCTCAATCGAATAGTGATTCAGTTCAAGCAAGTTCAGAAAATGTTAAAGATACTAAAAATTATTCATTAGAATTAACAAATGGCACATTTAAGGTGGGTGAAGATTTAGATCCTGGTAAGTACATACTTGTAAAAAATGAAGGTGAATTTATGGGTAGTTTCGATATTACAACAGATACTACAGGAGATATAGAATCTTCTATTGATTCTAATGCCTTCGAGAACTTTACCTATATAAAAGTCAGAAAAGGTCAATACTTACAATTAGATAAATGTACTTTATATATTCCAAGTGAATTAGGAGATAAATTTGATTTTTCTAATGAAAAAGAACTTACAAACGGAATGTTTAGAGTTGGAAAAGATGTAGAACCAGGAGAATATAAGCTAGAAATAGTAAACGATGACGATAACGCTCAAGGCTGGTATTCTTTATATAATAATTTAGGTGGAGGTTATAAAGGTGGTCCAGACTTACAGGATTCAGATTATTTTTCAGGAAGTAAATTAATAACATTAAAAGAAGGGCAATATTTGAAATTAGATAGTAATACAAAAGTTATAAAATAGAAATAATATAGATAAACATCAGGGCAGTTTTACCAGCTGCTCTTTTTTTATAAGGAGGGTTACCAATGAAAAAAATTTTAAGTAGTTTTATACGTAAAAGAAATGACAAATATTATGTATATGTAGAATATATAGATGAAGTTGGCAAAAAGAAACAAAAGTCGCAAGGTAGTTTTATAAATAAAAAAGATGCAGATAAAAAATTAATAGAAGTTAAAAATAGTATAAATAATGATATTTATGCTTTGCCGAGTAACATTTCTTTTACAAATCGCTGTTATCGATATTACGATAGCAAGTTAGGGATATCTGAAAATACTATTGCTTGTGCGAAAAGTATCGTAAAAAAACATGTCGAACCTTATTGGGGAAATATGAAATTAAGTGACATAACTGTAAATAAATATCAAACATTTGTTAATTATGTGTTTCAAAAAGATTTAGCTTATCGTTCAAAACGAAAAATAATGCAATTATGCAATGCTGTGCTAAATGAAGCATACAGATTACAAGAGATAAATAAAAGGATTACTGATTTTATTATCTTTCCGAAGAACAATAAAACACACGAAGAAGAAATATATTCGATAGAAGAAATAAAACAGATACTAAACGCTTTAGAAAGTGAAAGTATATATTTTCAAAATACTATAAAGCTTTTGATTTATGGAGGTCTAAGACGTGGTGAGGTTTTAGGTTTAACATGGGATTGTGTAGACTTCGAAAATAAAACTATAAAAATTCAATACAATTTACAATACATAGAGGGCAAATATATCATGAAGCAACCAAAGAGTGAATCGTCAATAAGAAGCATCACTCTGCCAGATCATGTTTTTGATATGTTAAAAAAAGAGAAATTAAGACAAAATAAATTAAAATTACAAGGTTTAATGAAAGAAAAAGAATATGACACAGTATGCATAAACAGCAATAACAATTATTATAATCCGTATAATCTAGATATTACTTTTAAACGATTTATTAAAAGAATCGGACTTGAATTTAAAAAGCTACATGCATTAAGACATTCTCATGTTTCTATGTTAGTTGCATCTGGTGTAGATGTAAAAACAATATCAGAACGCGTGGGTCATTCCGACATATCTATTACATTAAAAATCTACGCGCACGCTTTTAAGGAAAATGATAAGATAGCAGTTGACAAAATTGACAATATACTAAGTCAGTAAATTGTCAGTTTTGTCAGTAAAAACTTAACTGGTCAGTAAATTGTCAGTAAGTTATTTGAAAATAAATAAATCAAAAAACACTGATATTTAAACATTATAAACCGATTTAAATACTAATAAATCATATTTAATATATCTAGTAACTATATTATATTAAACTTATAGTATTAGCCATACCAACGTTTTAACAAAATTTTAAATTAAAATGTCAGTAAAAATGTCAGTAAAATTAACTTATCCACATTTATTATAACACATTAAAGGCTAGAGAATTCATTTCTCCAGCCTTATTATTATTTATTATCTTCTGAGATATACTCCCCTAGCCTACCATTACATCATTATCAATATAGCACTTGCTACTCCAATGCCTAAGTATGCAATACGCCCTGTAACTTCCAGCATTATTTTTTTCATAGTCATTACCTCCTTTACGAGGAGTATTGACTACATCTGGAATATTTATACATTATTTTTCAAATACTTCTACATATTTTGGTGATGCTGTTATATAAACTCCTGATTTTAGTTTATACATATCTGTTCCAGTTCTTTTAATTTTTTCTGTAATTGTATAAGCTCCACCAGCAGTAACTTTACCTATTACATTAGCAGCATCAAAATCTGGTTTGCTATGTATGTTTATATCTTGCAATATTCTAACATACTTAGTTTTATTAGCTCCTTGCTTTTCTGCTATATAAGTTACTCTGAAATATTCACATACTGCTTTTGCTACTGCTTCAGCACATTTTTCTTGATGTTTTTTATCAAGCATAAGTTTTGCTTCATTCCAATAATCCATAAAACCATACTCAATTAATATTGCTGGCATTGTTGTTTGTCTAAGTATAGCTAATGTAAATCCACTCATATCTACATCGCGCATTAAACCATAACTATATTCATAGTCTATGTCTTTTTTAAGATGCTTAACTGCTAATTTTCCTAATTTAATAGAGTTAGAAGAAGAATTTTTAGTATGCATAACTAATAACCCTTTAACTCGAGTTTGCCATTTAGCACAGCTTCCTATTGCATTATAGTGATTTGAAATTAATATATCTGCTTTAGCTTTATTAGCTTTACTTGCTCTAGTAGACAAGGCAATATCTGTTTTACCTGTCATATCTGCAGTAAACATTGTATCTATACCACATCTTTTTAGTGCAGCTGATAAGTATTCACTCACACCTCTATTCCATTCATTTTCTTTTATGATCTTTCCTTTTGCTCTTACTAATTCACCATCTATGTATAAATTTTTTGACATTGGTACTGATTGTTTACCTTCTGTATGCATACCATGTCCTGCATCTATAGCTACTAAATATTTTTTACTCATAATAACACTTCCTTTTCTGAAAATAAAAGATGCTTAAAAAATCGACCTTCTTATCGACCTCCTAAGCACCTTACAGTTACCTTATAAAGTATTTATATCTATTCTTATTCCCCAACTCCTGGAGTAGCATTATTGTTTAATATTCCCATAGCTACTAATATAGGAAGTACTGAATTGACATAATCTTGGAAATTAGCTGGAATAAAAGTTAAATTGAATTGTTGAGCAGTTAAAACTATAAGTGAAACCACTGATACCCAAAAGCATTTATTTTTTATTTGTTCTTTGATATTAAATTTCATCTTATTACCTCCTATTAATTAAATAAATTATTTTGTATTGCATAAAAGAAAAAAGAAGCCAATGCTGTTATGATTGCATAAGTTAGTTTATTTAAGTTACTTGCTAATTTGTCTATGGTGCTACATAAATTATCTAATTTTACTGCCATTTCAGACTGTGTATTTTCTAGTTTGTCTATTCTTTCAGAATGTCTTTGCAGCCTTTCATCGTGTCTCTTTAGTGTGTCTTTTAACCATTCATCATTCATGCAAAATTCCTTTCTGTAAATAAAAAAGGACTGTACCGCTACAGCCCTTTTTAAAATAGATTTAGTTTTTTTAATTATATATAGTTTTTATTTTTGTATTCTCACATTTTACATCTTTTTCACCCCCCTTACAGTCATTATACTATAAGATGGTTTAAATACCATTTTTACTTGGTATTTACTTGGTATTTACTTAGCAAAATGGTTCGCAATATTTTTAGATTACGAATTTAAAAAAGTTTTTATAGCTCTCATAGCTGTTTGAACTTCTTGATCTGTTAATACTCTATTATATACTAATACTACTTTCCAATATATTTTTGCTGTAGCGACATTTCCTAGTAACGCTGGATAACTTCCTTGAGTAAATGCTGAGGATAATGTTGTATTTTTATTATTTATAGTACTACCTGTAAACTCCATAGTATCAATATCTACTCTTAAAGATGCCTTATTGTAACGTAATGCTATACAACCATTTATATTATAATTTGGTTCTGATGTAGATAAGTTTATTCCACCTAATTTAGCACCACTTGCATCAGAGTATGCTATCCCATTATTATTTAGGTATACTGTATTTGCGTTTTGAGATAATTTAGCTTTATTAGATATAATAGGATTTAAAACCTTTGTAAAATCACCTGCAAGTATTACAGTTTGTGATTCCCCAAAATCATAGTAATTACTAAATCCAGATAATGTTAAGTGGTCTTTATAATTTGCTCCTGCCCAATAGAAACTATCTCCATTAAATACCATATATGATGCTATATCTGTTGAGTTATTAGTAGCAACTTTCCATTGTAGTTGAGTATTATCTATTGCATTTGTCCATGATGTGCTAGACATACCATTTCTATCTAATTGAAGAGTTAATCCTGATGTTGGGTGTCCTTTTAACTGTACAGCCTCTTTAACTGTTACAGAGCATTCAGCTTTTACACTCGCATCTGCACTTGAATATGCAGTTATAGTACAAACACCTTTAGTTTTACCTGTAACAACACCATTACTTACAGTAGCTACATCAGTATTACTTGATTTCCAAAGAATCGAATCAGTATGATTAGCAGGTGTAGCAGTTGCAATAAGTGTACTGTTAGTTCCATTATAGATTGATAATGTATTTTTATTTAATGCAATACTTTTAGAATTTATATTTGTACTTTCTGCCACAGTTACATTAATAGTAGCTGTAACTCCATTAGTTGCTCTAGCTGTTATAACACAATTACCTGTACCTACAGGATATATTCTTGAACCATATACTGTTGCCACATTAGTATTATTTGATTCGTAATTAACGTTATTATCCCAAGCTGTAGAAGGATTTACTGTATAATAAACATCTATTGGGTCATCACCCATATTAAATGATAAATTATTTTGAGTTAATGAAATAGATTGAACTTCTTCTTTTTCTGTAACCCCAACTGGTGCATAAACTCTAACCCAATCGACTTCCATTTTCATTGAAGTACAGTCATCTGCAGGATATCCACCTGTAGAACCTACTGCCATATTTAAGATTATGTATTGAGGTCTTTGCCATGATTTTATATCTGATATATCTTTTCTTCCAGTTTCAATGTCATCTATATACGCAACAATTGATGTTTCTGTCCATTCTACAGCATATACGTGATATTGAGATGCGTCTATGGCTCTATTACTAAATTCCATACTTAGATTACCTTTTCCGTCATCTTGGTTATACCAACCACCTTGACCGATTTCGTTTTTACCTCCTCTACCTTCGAACATATCAATTTCACCATTTTGTGCCCATTGAGTTCCTTTACTCTTATGAACGCCATGAACATCTGTACCTGTTGGGTAATACGCACAAGTACCAATTGTCCAAAAGGCAGGGAATGCGCCAGACACAACATCATATCTTAATTTTGCCTCTAATCTACCATATTTGAATCCTGCTAATCCACTTGTATCTATTCTACCACTACTCCATGTCCAGCCGTCAACATAGCTATCTTTTCTTGCTTCTAATATTAATTTGCTGTTTTCTAGTCTAACATTTTCAGTTCTACCTACTGTATATGCTTGTTGTTCACTACCTCCACTATTGTGAGTTGCATATCTCCATTTTGTTGTATCAAGTGTAGCATCATCAAATTCATCATGCCATACTAATAATCTATCTCTTAATAATCCGTCTAAGCTTGGTTCATCTCCTCCACTTGAAACGTATTCAGTAGTAACTGTTATGACTATGTTTCCAATAACTCTAGGTATGATTATTTTACCATTTGAATAAACAGAATCTGTAATATCTGTGCCATACATAGTTACTGTTACATTTTTTATTTTATAATTACTATCAGCAGTTATAGTAGCATTATAAGAAGACTTTTCTTCTATAGAGGTTGCAGAGTTACTATTAGTAGCATGAGATAAATTGTTAGTTATGGTATATGTTGTTATTTCACTTGTAATATATTCAGTTGTAACTGTTATACTAATATTTCCAGTAACATCAGATATAGATATTCTACCATTCGAATATACAGAACTTGTTATATCTACACCGCCCATAATTACTGTTACAGATTTTAATCTATATCCACTACTAGCAGTTATGGTAGCACTATAAGATGTACCTTCTTTTACAGATGTAGCACTATTTGAGGTACTAGCGTTGGACAAATTATTAGTTACAGTATAAGTATTAGGTGTTGGCGTTGGGTCTACTGTACCACCATTTATGGTAATACTAGATAGTTCTTTTGTTCCGAACATTAATTTTATAGCGTTATTAGCGCCTGCAACTAATTTAAAATTATTCGCAATATCTTTAATTTGCGAATCAATTTGACTTTTACTATAAGTCTCACTTTTTTTATAATAATTTGATAAATCTACCGTCACTTCTCCACCTCCTGTACTTCCTCCAGTTGAGCCTCCTGTACTTTCTCCTATGCCTTCCTTTACCTTTGCTAATAATAAGAATGTACTTACTTTTACATCGTCTTTTTCGATACTAAATAACATTTTTAAATTACCTACTACTTTTGTTATATCACTATCTATTACAGCATCAAAGGAATTATTAGATATATTTGTTACGGATCCATTTATTACTTGCCCGTCTGCTCTCTTGTATTTAGCAGTAATAGAGCAACCAGTTAGATTTACTGGTTGCCCATCTTCATACACATTAATTTTTATTTTATTCCCTTTATCACCTTGAACTAATTTTAGAGATTGAAATTTCTCCTGTTTTAAATCGCTCTCTATATCATAATCTCTCATAGTACACCTCCTATTAACTGTTTAATATGCTCCAATATGTAGAACTTCTTATATTTGCATCATCATTTTTGAATTTAAGGAAGTTTATTAACGTACCTCCGTATTTGATATAGTCCTTGAAAGCCACTTTATAAGCGCTTAATGTTCCATTATTGTAAGCCCATTTATAACTTTGCGTGTATGACCAAGCATAACCATATCCACTGCCATAACTAAGAATGTAGACATCTTCTCTTCTTGTATTTCCAAATACACTTTCTGCATTTGTATCTGACTTAGTACTCATATAAAGGTCAAAGTCTGTTCCGCCTACACCCGTGTCATTTACTGTAAATATACCATCGCAAGTTACTGTTTTTCCATTTCCGTCTGTAATACTTTTACCTTTAAGGCTTGGAATGTAGACTTTTGTTCCATACGGAAGGTTGAATGAACCACAAGTACGACCTAAATTCAATGGTATATTACATCCACTTCCTGAGTCGCCACCATAGGCTGTTATTTTACAAGTTTTCAACTTATAAATATATTTTTTCCCATCTATTGTCCCTTGTTCGCTTACACAATTTGTATATTCATTTGTACCTGTATCAGTTACTCCATCACCTGTTGTACCTCCACCAGTACCACCACTTTCTGTTCCACCTCCTGGAATATTTCCATTATAGTGGCTAGGTTGAGGTCTAACTACCATTACAATATCATCTGTATATCCATAATTTCCTTCTAATGTTACAATCCTTACTCCAGCATTTACTGTAGTTTTCCCATCTGGAAGGGTATGTACTTTAGTCGTAATGTTTGTGCTTTCTATTACTGATTTTTTACCCGAACTTTCACCATTTCCGTAGCAAATCGAAACGTGAGACACTTTCATGTAACGATCTGGTTGTTTATATTGTCCGTTTAACTTTTTAGCGTAGAAAATCAAGTCCCCTTTTTTTAGTTGAGCGAAGTTGTCTGATGCTGAGCCTATGCTTCCGTAAGTTTTCCCTGTATCTACATTTCTGTAGTATACTATTCCTAATCCTACTCTATCAAAATATTCGGCTTGAGATGCAGCATCTCTTGCTAATGTTCCGTCTGCTTTTACCATATTAAAAGTCCAGTCGTAGCTATTATTCTTTTGTAACCTATCTTGTCTATAAGCTGCAAAATTTTCTTTACTTCCGTATGGACCATCTTTGTAAGTATGCCCTTTTGTAGTTGCTAATGAAAGACTACTACAATCAATTGCTTTATAATGCTTACTATTACCTTGTTTATCTGTTACCTTTTCAAATAGCGAATTTGCAACGTCTAAAGTGGCTACGCAACTTCCTGAATATGGAGTTGCGCTACTTCTATAAGTTAAGCCCTGGCTAAATGCCTTCCCACTTACATATTCATCTGTACAAGCTCTCCAATACGTTGTTGCTACTTCAACCATTTCATCTGCATATGGGAAATCATAAATTGTGTCCTTACCTGGAGTTGTTCCTCCACCTGTTGATTCTATAGTGATATATTTATTTGATACATAACCATAAGCTCCATTATAAGTTATTTTATACCATCCTGTCGCATTATCTTTAGCCACTATATTTACTTTTGTGCCCTGTGCTAGTGTTGTAATTATTGCATAACTAGAGCCTGCACCTTTTCTAACGTTTAAGTTGGCTGTGGTAGTACCTACTGCTGAATATGCAGTCTCACCACTACCTACATCAGTACCTGGTTTATCGGTATCGCCTTGTGATGTATTTTCCCCTTCTATAGTCAATACTACATCACCAAAGAAGGCATATTGCTGTTCTTGGTTACTTGATGCCCATAACTCCAATGTATCTGCACCTTTTTCTATTGCTTGTACTATACTTGTTGGCAAAGTAAGAGTTTGAGTTTCTCCCCTTGCAAATTTAACGTTTGAGTCCCAATAATCAGTCGCACCTGCTGAGCCTCCTGTTGCTCTAAATATTGGATGCGGAGTCTTTGAGTCATATCCATGTTCTGTCTTAAGTCTTGTTAATTTTAATTTTAATGTATAGGATTTTTTATTCGCCATAACTGACTGTATACTAGTTATCGGTAATTTTATATAACCTCTATGAGCTTTAAGAGTCTTATATTTACCTTGACCTGTATAACCTTTACGAGCTGAAGTGACCTTACCTGTACCCTCAACCATTGTGTAAAGGTTTGAAGTCGGTATTGAAAATACATCATTCAAATTAGTACCACTTCCTCCTGATGACGAACCGCTCGAACTATGCAATGTATCATATTGAACATAAGAATATTGACTTTTAATAAATATCGCATTTTCTGCAACATAAACCATTTCTTCATTTGAGTATTTCGGTATTCTTCTGCTTGTAGTCAAAATTGAACCATTGTAAATTGATGCTAATTTATCAACATTACCTGAACACCACCCAAGAGACACATTTGAGCTACCATCTGCTTTTAGACATTGGTCTACCCCAAAGAAATCACAGTCATCAACAACTAAATTTGTTCCTGCTAATCCTTTGATACCAGTAGCTCCCTCAACTCCCTCAAATCTTATACCTCTTATTTCTATATAATCCACGTGTCGAACACTTATTACTGAATCATCTGAAGTCGAGTTAATAATTGGGTACTTATTATAATCAGCTTGAGTAATCTCACCTCCAACAAGTCTTTTATCTGATACATATTCTATAAATATTCTACTAGATAAATCCTCGATATTAAAATATTCACAATTTATAACCACATTTGCCCCAAGTTCTAATCTAAATACTGTACCCATCATGTCTTGTATAACTAAACCTTTTTCATTTATTACACATCCATCTTCTACATGAATTGTAAGTTTAGCATCGAACTTTGTTCCATAATTTTTTATATTTCTCAAAACTGTACTAAGTGAATCAGCCTTGTTGTTTTGGTCTCTACCTGTTCTATCTCCTGTAGCTGTATTTCCTATATACCAATCTAAAGGGCATCCATTTGAATCAGCTACCTGAACTACTGCTGGGCATATTAATCTATCTGTTACAAACTTTTCAGCATACGAACCCTCTCTGTGGAATGAACTTATAGGCTCATCATCATTGGTGAATATTTGCACACCTTGGCCATCGTAAACTACATAACCTACAATATTATTTTCACTATCTTCTAAGTTAATTCTTATCCCTTCGTCTGAAATATCTATAAGTCCTTGTATCATTCTTACAATCGCATCACTACCTACTGAAAAGGTTACATTTCCGTTTCCATCTGTTACTGATAAATTTCTAGCATCTATAAAAGTACCTTTAAGTTTTCCAGCATTAATTACATCTGCATTAAGTGAACCTATAAGAGCGCTTTCTATCGCTGCTTCTTGGAAATATTCCGCAGCATCACTTATTTTTGTAGTTGTTGCACTAACTTCTTCTGAAAAATCCGTAGCATTTCCATAAGTATTTACCGCTCTTACTTTGTAGTACCAAGTTTGTGAGCATTCAACCTCATGTAAAAAAGCACTTGCTTGACCTTTAAAAATTAGGTCAAAAGCATTAGGCGTAAATCCTTGCTCTTGACTTGCATATACCTCATAAGAATAATAAGGCTTATTCTCATACTCCCAACTAAGAGAAACTGTCTTAAATCCAGCTCTATCTATAGTTATAACGGGTATTGCTGGCAATGTATTAGGATAATCTTTTTTATTGTTTTTTATAATCTCTTTTACTTCATCTTTTGTTACAGTATCGTTATTAGATTTATTTATAATTGAGCCTAATGTTGTCTTTGGATCACCTAACTCTATAGATATATATTTATCTGCTAATACGTTATAAGTTGTTTTTATAACTCTAGCTTGGTCTCTTATTTTGTATTTACTGTTAGCTATATAGACACTGTCATCCATGCCTATATGCTCCAACTCATCCAATCCATCTTCCTTATATTCTTCAGTTTGACTAAGTGGTTGAAATTCTATTTTATAAGTCATTTTAGGAAGGTCACAGCTATTATCGTTGAAATATTTTTCAGCTAGATTCTTTAATTTTTCTTTTGTTGGAGTTTCATCTTCATCAAATTTATCAGAAAAATCTATCCATTGACTTTTTACTATATCGCCTTCTACATATCTAGATGATTTTACTCCTATTTCGTCAATGTATATAGGAGATTCGTTACCCTCTTCATCTGTAACTGTTGCATAAGGTTTTATAACATTAATTATTTCTGAGTAATCCTCTTCTAATGTAAATCCTGTAATATTCTTCTTATAAGCTATAAGAGTGTTATCATCTTTACCTCTTCTAGTAAGTACTGATATTGTAAAGTTATCTCTTAGAAGCTTAGGTCCATTACCAAACGTATCTATAAGAGAACCTCTTGTACCAGCTATAGCAGATAAGCAATCTGTTTTTCTATCCATGCTATAGTTACCAAGCATCTCTATATTACTTTCAATAGAAAATCTACTGTCAGCATCAGACTTTTGAAGCATATGCTGACCAGCATTTTCGCATTTTATATTTCTTTCGTTTATATCTTCGTTTAAAGAGTTTTTAGCTAAATCAAATGAAATATGTTTTGCATATACTGTTACTTGGCCATTCAGAGGTTTCGATATTGTATCTATCCTAAAAAGTTGCCCTTTTAGACTGTCAGATGCATCAGCTTTTATAAGATTATCTTGTTTTAATGCATAAAAAAAAGAACCATCGGAAGGATATACAAGTGTTAACTCAAAATCCCCGTTTGATTCTTCTTCAACTTGGCAAGATATAGCATCTACCAATAAACCTAATCCATTGCTTTCATACGTTGTAAAACTATTATCATAAATTCTTGGTATCACTATATCACCGCCATTCTATAATCTATTTTTATTTTAGTAAAATTTGCTCCACTTCCTAAGGACCAAGTTATATTATTATTACCTTCTTCTAATATTGGAAAATCACTATACATTTTATGATTTGCATTTACTGTTTTTCCAAGCGAATTAACAGTAGTTGCATTCATTAAATCACAATCAAGTTGTATATGCCCTTCTAAGGCTTTTAAAATTATTTCTTGATTATTTATATTAAGAGTTATATCTCCTGTTGCATACACATCGATAACAGGTCTAGTTTTATATTCATCATTTTTTATTATAGTATTTTTAGTAGTTATTTCTACTGTTTTGCTTTTATTTGAAAATCTATAAGGTTTACATCTAAATTGTGCTTGAAACAATCCAAAATTTTCAATTGCTTCTTCTATGTCAATATCAGAATTGTAAGTCCCTAGCAAATAGTAATCCATATCCTCACTTAATTGTATTTTTCTAGTTGTTCCATTAAGAAGAAATTTCTTTGCTCTCCTTGCTAATGCTGGAGTAGTTTCAATCTCATCATGCTCGTTTACTATCACACAACTTAGTTTTAGTATAAAATCTTCATATCCATTGTCTACTGTTAATGTTCCGTCTCTTCCTTCTATCTCAATAAAATCTAGCTTTTTAGAAGGTGCAGAAAGGATATTACTTTCATACACTTTTATTCCATAATCTGTACTAATTTTGTCGTCCAAATATAAAACTATTGGATCTCTGTATTCTATAAATTCCATTTCTACACCCCCTTATACTGTTAATACGTTTTTTCTTTTTAAATAAAACGCTAAATCATTTGCTAGAGTTTCTATGTCCTTATCATCGTTTATAGTTAAGTTTTCTATATGTAATAAGCTGGCAAATCTATTTGTGTTATTTTCTTGACTACTATTAGTTTGATTAGCTATCGCCATACTATCTGTTAAGCTCTTAGCAGTGTCAAATAAATTTGTAGTAGCAATATTACCATTCATTGTGTCAACTACATTACCTGCTAGTTTATCTGCTTTTGTCAATAAACTATCTTCTTCGTTGTCTATACCAACTCCTATACCTTCTACAATACCTTTACCGATTATATCTCTCATTATCTTAGAAGGTGAGTTAATTTTGAATGAGGATTTAAATCCTTTTACAATATTACTTGCAAAGTTACTAATTTGACTTCTTAACCAACTTCCAGCCCCACTAATACCTGACCATATACCTTTTACTATATTGCTACCTATACTTACCATTTTACTTGGAATGCTCTTAACTCCATTTACTATATTTGTTGTAAATGTTCTACCAGCTTGAGTAGCTTTTTGACCGAATTGAGATACAAAATTAGCAGCTTTACTTATTGCTTGAGACAATAAACTCCATACTTTACTTGGCAAGTTTTGTATTGCACTTATAACATTTTTTATAAAGTTTGAGCCAGCTTCACGTGCTTTTGATGCCATTTGTGAAGCCCAGTTAACTGCTTTGTTATAAGTTTGAGATAACCAGCTTGCTACATTGCTCGGTAAATTTTGTATAAAACTAATCATATTATTAACAAAATTTGAGCCAGTCTCTTGTGCTTTTGATAACATGTTACTTCCCCAACTAACTACATTGTTGTATGTATTTGTTAGCCATTGACCTATTCTAGAAGGCAACTGAGAGAACCATTGTCCTATAGACTCTATCCAAAGTGGTATATTAGTTGCAAAATAATTATATGTATTTACTACCCAACTTGTTATTGTTCCAAGTGCTAAACCTAATGCATATCCTATTCTAGAAGGCAATTCATTAAACCATTGTCCTATACCTGTTATAAGGTTTGTACACCATTGTATAAATGAATTATAAGTATTTGTAAACCAATTTGATATATTAGTTCCTACTTCAGACAATTTATCGACTATTACTTGTCCTATACCCATAAATATTTCTGATATAAAGTTCCATAAATCTGATAGTATAGTCATTATATTATTGCCTAAATTAGAAAATAAGTTTTGTACACCTTGCAAAGCCCCTTGCCAGTCTCCAGTAAAAATACTAATCATAATAGATATTGAATCTCTTATATAGTCTACTATCAAACTGAAAGTATCTTCTATTGTTCCGTATAAATCTGTAAAAGCATCGCCAAAATAACCATTAACACTATAACCCCAATTTATTATAGGATCTAACAATGTTGCTAATCCGTTACTAAAAGCATCTTTCAATGCATTTGTTCCATCTAATAAAGATTTTCTTAAACTCACTATTATATTTTGAAAATCTTTTTGTAATTGTTTCCCTAGCTTTTGAACATCTTCTGATAATTTACCGAAGTTGCCACTAAATAGGTCTCCTAGTAATGTTTTTATTCCACCAACTAAGTCACCTAAAAAAGTTTTTATTCCATTAAATGCATTCATAATAGAATTAAAAGCAGCTTGAACACTTGCTGGAGCTTTGCCAACTGCTTCAACTATGTTATCCCATAGATTAAGCCAGAAATTTCTAAAACTTTCACAGTTATTCCAAAGATATATAAATCCAGCAACTAATGCTGCTATTGCTGCTATTACTATAGTTATTGGATTAGCTAGCATAAATGCCCATAATGATTGTATAGCCGGTACTACCGACCCCATAATCACATTTCTTAAACTAGTAAACAGTCCTGACACTCTGCCTATCGCACTACTTAATATACTAGACTCAGCCATCAATGCCCTTAATTCTATTAAGTTTCCTATTGCACTTGCTAAAGAACCCAGAATTAATAATAATGGTCCTATAGCTGCAACTACTAATCCTACTGTGACTATAGTTGTTTTAACACCGCTATTAAGTCCATTAAACCAAGTTAAAGCGCCTTGTAACACACTTACTAATCCTTTTATCATTGGCAATAATGCTTCACCAATAGATATTGCAGCACCTTCTAAAGCTGATTTTAATGCAGTTATTTGACCGTTAAGGTTATCATTCATAACCTCAGCCATTTTTTCAGCACTACCACCACAATTTTCTAGTTGATCTGCATATCCAGCAACTTTATCACTACCTTCATTAAGTAATATACCCATAGCTTTGATTGAGTCTGCTGTAAATGTAGAAGATAAAGCAGCTTGTCTTTCAGACTCACTCATTCCGTTTGTTGCTTTTTCAACTCCTTTGATAATTTCAGTCATATCAAGGAAGTTACCTTTACTGTCAGTAATTTGAACTTTTGTTTTACCTATTTGAATGCATCCATCTTTCATTGCATTACCCATGTCCCTAAATACTGCAGATAATGCTGTACCAGCTGGAGCACCTTTTAGCATTTCATTAGATAAAGCCATTAGCACTGCATTAGTTTGTGTTAAATCTTGACCAAATCCATTAGCATTAACACCGCAGTTACTCATTGCTTCTGTTAATTGGTCTGCTGATGTATTTGCATTGGCTTGTGCATATGCAAATTGGTCTGCTGCCATTCCCGCATCACTTGCTTGCATCCCAAATGCACTTAAAATATCCATTTGTTATTAACGTTGAGCTTTTTATCTCAACCTCTAGAAGTTTCCCTCATTTGATAAGTTGTGCAATTCCTTATCTCATCGGTATGTCATTTCATACCTAGTTTGGCGTACCTTTTCACCCTCGTTTTACGTTAGGTTTTCAGATTATCCTATATATAATCGTGTCGAGGACTCGTGGGTATATTATATTCTACACTTTTTAAAAATAAAAAGCATAGGTTCAATACCTACGCTCTACAACGACTAAGATTTTTTAATTTCTTAGTTTGTCACGGGATTAATTTGCTTGTTTAAAAATTCCTTAATTTGATTTAAATCGTTATTTTTATTGCCATATTTTTCATGGAATTTTTTATGACAATCTACACATAAAGTTATGCCGTTATTTATATCCGTTCTACCTTCTTTATAAGTCATATAATTTTTTATATGATGTGTAGCTAAATGGTCTTTATTTCCACATTTTTGGCATGTGTAACTATCTCTTTCAAGAACTTCTCTTCTCCATGTATTATATCCTTCTATTATTCTATGTTCTAATCTATATTCTTCGGATAAATCAGATTTATAATTAGGATTATTCTCTTTTAGCATCGTAATCTTTTGATGTTCTTTTTTACATTCTTGAGAACAGTAAACATTTTTATTGTTTTTTATTTTATATTGTTTTGTATAAAAACTTTTTCCACAGCAGTCGCAATTTACTAATACTGTTCTGTCTTTAAAATTAGGATTATTACTTCCTTTAAGTTTTTCATGTTGATGCTTAGCTTTACAGTTAGAGTTACAGTAAAAATCTTTTTTTAATTTGCCATCCGAATTTTTTAAGTCGCAATTTAAAATTTTAATTTCTTTTCCGCAATAACTACAATTAACTATAGTATTTGCATTCTTGTAATTAGGATTATTCTTGCCACTTTGATGTTTACCTACTCCTTTAGCTCTACATCTATTAGAACAATAATGATGTTTACTTCTTTTTATTTCACTTTGAGTTCTTTTAATTTCCTTGCCACAAATATCACATTTAACATATATAGCTTTATATCTATTTTTTGTAGAACATTCTCTAGAACAACATAATTGTTTAGGTTTACCATTAAATTCTTTTCCACAAATTGGACATATTTTTAACATTTTCATCACCCTCTTTAATTATATTATACACTATATAATTAGTATTTTCAAGGGTAACGATATCTTTAAACAAAGTTTAACCTTCCCCGTTTTTCCTCGATGCTTTATGCTACTTGTTTCCAAGTAACCGACCAATATTTTTTAGTCACCGCGTCGCTGGCATTTGCTAAATCCATACCCGATGCAGCAGCAAGGTTTAATACCCCTGGAAGTGCATCCATTGATTGTTGAGTATCCCAACCAGCTAATGCCATGTAGCTAAGAGCATCTGCACATTGACTAGCACTAAATTGTGTACTTGCTCCCATTTCTTTTGCTAAATCAGATAATTGTTGTAATTCACTACCTGTTGCACCAGATAAAGCCTGTACATTACTCATACTACTTTCAAAATCAGCAGCAGTTTTTACCGAAGCAGTCCCAATACCGACTAATGGTAATGTTACATGTGTGGTTAATGTAGAACCCGCACTTGTAAGCATAGAACCTGCAGCTTGAAACCTACTCCCCATACTTTGTGAACTGTCAGCTAATGTTTGCATTTGTTGTCTAGCTGTAGTATAACTATTAGTCCATCTGCTAGAATCTAACTCTAAATACCCTATAGCTGACCCTAAATTCAAACTCATTATTTACCTCCTTTCAATGCTTCTTTTCGAAGAAAATCATTTAGATAATACTTATTTTTATCTTCACTTACTTCATCAAAGAAATGAGGTTTCTTCTTATTTTCCATTTGATTGATTATGTAATAGCAAGCTTCATCAAAACAAAAAGCCACATATTCGTCTTTTATCCTTAAAATTTCACTAGGCAATCTATTGAATTTCAGCGCTTGATTGATTATTCGCAATACGTTCTTGCTCTTTACGAAAGTTTTTTAATCCTTCAACCCCACTTTGGAAATACATCATTATTGCTGTTTTCATTTCTTGAGTCAGAGTCACATTTATTTCATCCAACTGTTTCATTGTCGGATTTACTAAAGATGCTTTAGCTAAAATATCCATTAATTGCCCTAACTGTATAAAAGCATCTCCGTTATTTTCCAATACTTTACTAGCTAGTTTATTTTTGCCGTTAAATAGCTTAGTTACTTCTGTTAAAAGGGTATTAGGTATTTTACCTTCAACTGCTAAAGCCATCACATCTGGTCTTTTTAGCTCTGCTATAAACTCTGTTCCATCTTCAAATTTTCCTAAATTAACTATATCGGTTTGTTTTACTTTTTTTAACTGTTCTAAACTTGTTACTTGTAAATTTTCCATTATCTATTTCCTTTCATAATAAAAGCCCTCCTAAAGTTAATTAGGAAGGCTAAAATCTATTTGTTATATTTTATTATACAGCAGTTGTCGGTAATGCATCTACTAAAGAAGCTGTATAAGGCGCTGCATTTTTAGCCGGTCTAGATTTTATTACATATTCATTAGTGTAATATTCCCCATCTTTAAACGTAAAAGGTACGCTAGTTCCCTCACAACTTGGATAAGATACTTTTATATATTTTCCAGTATCTCCATCTGTTGATACTTCGCAAGTATATATATTGCATGTAAATTTCTTTTTAGTTGCTTTTGTCCCTATTGCTGGAGGTGTATATGTGAATTTACCACCTTCCCCTGGTGTTAACGTACCACCTTGGAATAACTCCAATAATTCAGGACACATAAGATTATCTGTAAATGTTAAATCGTGTCCTAATAATGTATCTTCTGCTTTTCTATTCGCATATAATACATTTTTTATTTTTAAAGTTTGTTCATCGCCTTCGTCTAGCACTTCTTCTATCCCTACTTCTGAAGCAGTTTCAAATGTATAACTTTTTTCATCTTCTGTAACTATTTCTACGCATGCCACATCTGAAAGTGCATGTTGGCTAAGTATTACCTCTGTTGCCATTATCTCAACCTCCTTTGTACATATCTGTAATACGTAAGCTTAGTATAATAAGCTTTCATATCGTTATCTATTTCAATAGCATATTTATCATAATCTTTTCTTAATTTGCCAAATTTAGTTACTGTATCTTCAACTCGTTTTATATATCCACCAACCTTGGAATACTCGTTAAACGGATAAAATACCCACAACTCTATGCTCTCTTTTTTTAGATTTTTACTTGTTGTATCCTCTATCCCAGCGTTATAAAAAAGTACAAATGGAGTAGTACAAATTTTATCTTGTTGCCCTAAAGAAAATACAGTTAGTCCAGCAGTTTT